CCTGCCTAAAGGCGTTACCATCAGGAGTAATAACAGCATCAGGGGCCATAGCTTCAGCTACAGCTGCCTCAATAGGATCGTTTAGTTCTAAGTGCCAAGTCATTGTAGACTCCTTAAGGTTTAGTACGGCGGTTGCCATCAGGATCAATCCAACGTGCGCCAGAAGGAAGTGCATCATATTCTTCTTTCGATCCTGGAGTAGAGAAATCTCTGACAAATGTACCAGAACCTAGAGGATCACCGTCACCTATGTCTTCGTTTGTTACCCTTGAGTCTGCTCTCTTCTGAGACTTAAGGCCAGTGGGGTCTACGTAGTATGCTTCCGCTGGTACAGCTTGGAACATCTCATAAGTCATACCCGTTTGCTCAGTAAAGACAATAGGGTCTTCTTCTGTCCCTGAACCCGTCCAGCTTGATGGAGGTAAAGATACAGGTGTAGTTTCAGCAGGAGGAAGATTAGTAGTAACAATCTCACCCCTAGCAATACGAGCCTCGACTGTGCTATCACGAAGAGCATCAGAGGTATCATCAAGGATATCAGCTATACCTGAGTCCACGTTAAGTGCTCTCTCGAAGCTACGTAGTTGACGAAGACGTGTTGAGATACTAGAAACCTTGCTGTACTGAGTAGACAAGCTTCTCCAAATAAGAGATTCGGGTTCACTAGGGTTGATGCCTTTTGTTGCTGCAAGGAAGCTTTCATACTCAGGGCTATCTGGAGTGATTTGACCAGTTGCTGCAAGCCTGTTTTGTAACTTATTAAAAGCTGTTGGACCTTCCTTCCAGAGTGCGTTAAAGTCTCCACCGTAGTACTGATTTACAACACCTTGAATAAACTGGTACTCTGGTGCAGTAGACAACTCAAAGCTTAGTGTATCAGGATCAATAGTAATTTGTGGAATGCTTTTAATACGTCCAAGAGCATTGACTGCATAGTTAGCAGCATTCTTTTGAAGTGCAGCAGTCATCTGTGCCTTTAAGATAGTAGCAGTTTCGGCGTCCTTACCACCCATTCCTTCCAAGTCCCTAAGAATACGTAGGTTGCTTGGAGCAAACAAAGAGTCAAGACCTGTCGTAGAGTTTGTCTCTAGACCTCTTAGCATCAAGAGGTTAGACATGTTAGATATGACAGAAGCCCAAGCCTCTTTAGCATTCGGATCAGCTAGAACTTCTGCTGGGTCAGAAAGAATATCTTTAAGTAAAGAACTTTGTGTAGTAAGGTTTCTTGCAACTTCTTCTGTATTCCCTTCAATATCACTGTAGGCATCCGTAAGTTCTGTAGGGAAAAGATCAGGAGCAGCAGCAAGCTGTCCAGCTGTGGTTCCTTCACTGCCAGCTAAGGCAGTTATAGCTGGATCAAAGTTAAGATCACTAAAGCCAACCACGTTGTTCAATACATTCCCAGAGTCAGCCATTTCTATAGCAAGTTTAGGAGCTATCTGTGCAGCTATCTGTACCATAAACTCAGGAGACTTCATAGCAAGGATAGCTATTGGGTTTTTTTCAGAAAGATTCAAAGCAATGTTAGCAGCATAGGCTGTCGCTTTTGTAGAAGCTACCTTTTGATCGTAGTTTGTAATTGTCTCAAACATTCTATCAATAGAAGCAATCTTTGTTTCCATCTGCCCCCACAGTTCAGCATTCATGTCACCAGCTGGGCGCATAAAGGCTGGTTTTGATCTCAGCTCTGCAAAGGTTGCCGCATAAGCTACAATCTCTTCAACCCTAAAGTTACCGCCAGAGATTTCAATATCAAGAGCAGCTGAGAGAGTACTCCCAAACCTTTCTAGGGTTTCCATGTTACCTGCAAAACCACTAGAATAGTTTAAATTACCTGCTACAACGGCTGCTTGAGCCTGTGCAACGTTAGAGGCCAAAGAACCTACGGCTCTAGTAGTAGCCTGTTCGTAAGTAATTGTCTCTCCATTTGCCTCTGCTTCTTTCAGTGCTATATTTATAAGACCTAACCTAGTGCCCTCACCCTGGTTATTAAACAGAGTAGTAGCTGTGTCTTGAGCAGATACAGGCTGGACAGGGACAGTGAATACGCCTTGACCAAAAACTCTAGAGGCAACAGCAGTCTGTTCATCATTTAAACCAAGGTTTGCTAGATCAACTGCGTAGTTTGCAGCTGCTTGATCCCTTGCCATACCACCTGAGATATCCTGTTGAGCACTCTGGATAATGTTAGCAAAAGCTGCTCTATCTCTTTCTGTCTGTGTTGGAAGGTTAGCCCTTGCTGCTGTAGCCATAGCTCTATCTTGAGCAAGTTGCCCCCTAGCAAAAGTATCTAATCCATCCAGTAGGTTACCAGCTAAAGCTAACCCTGTAGATGCAGGAGCCTCAATAGCTTGTTCAAAAGCTCCAGCACCTTGCACGTTTTGGTCTAATGTAAAGGCCATCTATTATTCTCCTTGAGCAGCTTGTGCTGTAATTCTTGCGGCATCAGACTGCCCTTGTGTTCTTTTTACTAGGTCAGTTAGTTGGTTAGGGTTCATAAGACTACGGTAAAGTCTTGTTTGATTCTCAATAGAGAACCCACCATCCTCAACTTCGTTAAAGGCATCATTGTAAAGTGCTTGACCTTCAGCTATTTTATCTGGGTCACCCGTTGCAATAAGTTCTAACCCTTGATCTGCGTATTTGCTAATACTAGCCAGTGTTTTTCTGAACTTACGATCTTCCCTGAACGAGATATCTTTAGTGTCGTAGTGATTTAGAACCCGCATAGGTGTAGCACCTGCAACGATAGAGGAAATCAAACCAAGTGTAATCTCATCTTCTCCAAACTCACCTGCAATACCCATACGTTTACTACGGTACTGCCCTGTTTCAATAAGCTCAGAGACCTTTGCAAACATATCAATAGACTTAACGCCTCTCGTTAGCCGTACAAGCTCTTGATAAGCAATAGAGTTGTGTCCAGCGACAAGAGCCTTTACCAGACCGTTGATTGACTTATAACTATCACTAAGGATTTGACCAGATGGGCCTGAGATTGTCTCAAGAAGTGGGTCTTCACCAAACATTTGCCAGAACTGTTGTGCTGCACCAGACATAGGGCCAATACGAGAACCTAGTGAAACGTCAGTCCCTGCAAGTTCTGAAAGTGCAAGATCAAAGAGACCAAACTTAACAGCATTTAGTACAGCTGCTGAGTTAGGGTCTTCAGGATCAACACCGAGAGAAGTCATTGCCGCAATCATTTTAGGTGGAGCACCCATACCTCTTGCTCCGAATGTCAGAGTGTTCCAAGTTGCCATTCTTCTACGTTCTTTTCCTGTAAGGTCTCTACCGATAAGAAGGTTATCTACGAAGCGCATAGAATATGACTGCCACTGTGTAGCCAAAGCAAGGATTGGACCCTCTTGGTATCTACCCTTCTGTCCAGATGTCATACGGAAAGAAAGGGCTTGCTCTCTGTTTGATACATAACGAATACCCTTGTCAGAGAAGACATCACCAGAAATATTCTTAGCATTGTGCTCCATAACGCCAACAGCAGCAGCAGCAATTCTACCGTAAAGCTCTCCACCTTTGAAGGGTGTAAGACCAATCTCTAGGGCTTCGTTGAACTTACTCTTTGAACTATTAAAGGTAGCACCGTTACGTTCAAGAGTGTTAGAACCAATAATGCTTCTGCCTGACTCTTTCATGTAACGTACAGTGTCGATCAACTCCTGCTTAGTCATCAGCAACCCACCATACTCTTGCATGGTTTCACTTACAAGTCTTTCGATGTCTGCATCAGCTGCTTTACGTGTCTTGAAAAGAAGAGCAGCAATGATAGGTACGTTAGGAGCAGCCTTCATACCGTATTTAGGAGAGATGAAAGTAATCTGTGCTACGTGAGATGCGTTAAGAATAAACTGGTCGGGGTTAAACAGACCCATCTTCATGTGAAAGACTGTAGCTCGTGTTCTACCAGCTACGTTACCAATCCAATCAGCAGGATTAGAAACAATCTTTGTTTTATCATAGATAGCTTCTGACAACTGAGTAGCATATGCTGTCGTGTCATCAGTACGATCCATGAGACCAAGACGAGATTGAATAGCTCGTTGCTGTTGTCTCATCTCACGGTTTATACCCCTGTTTTCTTTACTTACCTTAGCTAAACGGATAAAGTCTTCAGGGTTGTGAGGGACATCACCATCAAAAGCTACGCTTCCTCTGGGTAACAAACGAGCCTTATTAACCCATCCATTTACCGCAGACTGAGTAGCCTTGTAGTGTGAGTAACGGTAAGCCTCAGACTTAAACTGCTCTACAATATTTTCAATAGGGCTTTGGTTGATTGCTCTACCTCCACCGTAAGTCATAGGAGGTGTATCACCACGTTTACGGGTTACCCGCATAGCTTGGTACTCACCAATAGACATACCAGCACCTTCAGGGATAGATTCTTCTACTTTACTGTCTCTAGCCTTGACTTCAAACTTGTTAGTGAAGCTCTCGTTATGGTCAGCAGCAATTCTCTTAAGTGTAGTAAAGTCAACTACACCTGTGTTCCAAGAGTTGTTACGAGCAATGGTAGCATTGACTTTAACTAAGTCCTCACCAGACAACTCTAGCTTACGGATACCTTTTAGTCCTCGTGAAGTAATGTAAGGAGCTAAAGCTTCTACAATGTTGTTAAGTTGTGAAGCAGCTGCATCAGCTTCTTTCGTGGAGAAAGAGCCAAGCAGTGTACGGAAACCACCTGTAGCCTTACTACCACCTGCGAGTGTGTCAGTGTAAACTGTACCAATGAAGTGTCTAAGTCTATCGTTGTTACGAGGGCCACCTACGTTGTAACCAAGAACATCAGACTTAAGAGGTACTCTGCTACGGATCACATCTGTTACGTGGTCGTACTTGATACCGTCAGCAGCCTCAAAAGGTTCATCCAGTTTATAAACAACTCTATCACCAATCTGGCTTGGGTTTACTTGACCTGACAAACGACTAAATACAATAGTCTTCTCAGGAATAACATCAACTACAACGGCAACAGTGTCATAGCCTTCTTCAACAGTGATTGTTCTACCGTTACGTTCAGCTACTCTCTTAAGAATGTCTGTGGCTTTGATATTCCATGCTGCATTGTTAATGTCAGTCAAGGCATGGTAGGCCTTCATCTGTTTCTCTGAGGGTATTTTACCGTATAGAGAAAAGAAGTCTCTAATAAACTCTGGGTCTGTAGGAGCACCTCTAGTAGCAGCTAGGCCTGTGTCAATGTCACCAAGTAAACCATCACGGTATCCCGTCATGATATCTTCGATCTGTTTAAACTCTACCTTAGACAAGGCTCTTACATCCTTGAAGGATTGATCAGCAAACTTAGAGAACCTAGTTACAACACCTTCAGCTGCGTTTGTTAGGAAACCTAGTCGATCTCCCAAAGTCGTCTGAGGAGCAGAGATAATACCAGCAATAGCTCTTTTTAGTCCATTCTCTTCAGGGTTCACGTCATCTAAGGTTTCAGCTAGTCTACGTGTATCAAGACGTTCACTGTACTCAAGGTAGTATCCTTTAGGTGCAACTGTAGCTTCAACACCCTCAGGTAAATCTCCTACTCTCTCAACACTTTCACCTGTATCCTTACGGATAATTCTAGGTGCATCTACTACAGTGTATGCAGGGTTATCGTTTACAGACTTCAGGGCTGCTTCTCTTGTAGGGAAGGCTCGTCCGTCAATTGGGTTACCTAGTCTTACTGTTGTTGTAAAGAGGTCAGACCCTTCATCTAGGGTTCTGTACAAAGCTACAGTTGGGTTGTTAGTAACCTTAGCAATACGAGTTACAACACCCTGTACTACTGCTTGTAGTTGATCAGGAGAGAAGGCTCTACCACTTACAGAAGACTTCATAAGACGTGACATCTTCTCAAAGACAGAAGAACCGTTAGTTGCCTGTACTACAGCAGCAGAGTTAGGCATGTTAACTGGCCCTGTCGGTCCTTGGAAGGGATCAAGGGTACTAGGGCCAGCCTTGTAGGCTACGTTGTCTGGAGCAGAACCAGTGTTGAACTGACGAACTGTAGCAGCTGCCCCTGCATCTGGACCTCTTGTTGCTGTAACTGCATCTGTAGCAGAACGAGCAGACATCAATCTTTTAAGGACTTCTCTGGACGCAGCAGGAATACCTTTAGCAGATTGAAAACCAAGCTTGCCCACACCCCTTATAACTCTTGAAGACATACCAAGTGTACCAAGCTCTACCATAGCCATAAACTGTTTAAAGTTAGCAGCTGGGTCAGTACCAAAGTTTTCTAATTGTGTTTGAAGCTCTCTGAGGTTCTCGTACTCACGGAAGTTCCCTAGACCTTCACGTTCAGCAGAGTCAAGTTCATCTTCCCAGAACTGTTTAAACTCTTCTGGTTCCATGTTGAGGGTCTCAGCAAACTCAACAGTCTTGGATTCGTCACCCCTAGCTAGGTTTCTAATAGATACTGGAATCCAGCTAAGTGCCTCAACAGACCCAGCTGCAAGCCAACGAGCAGTAGAAGGATCATTGATCTCAAGACGTTCCTCAAGACGGTTAGACAACCACTCATAGTTGGATAGCATAGCAAGACCGTAAGGGTTTATCTCTTGGTCATCTGTCATTAGCATACTGTTAAAGAAGTATTCTCTAACACCAACAGTCTTTTCTTTACGAGCCAGATACTCAGCAACGTCAACTGCTGCTTCCTCTACTGGTACACCAGCTGCAAACAGAACGTTAAGGAACCTTTCAGAGTCAGGGTACTGACGTACTAAGTCATCATTGGAGAAGTCCCCAGCAACCCTAGCTTGAGACACCTCAACAGGGTCTACCTCAAGGATAGTAGACTGTTGATCCACGATACGTTGTTCACGAGGAGACGCAGGGTCTACTCTCACTACAGTCTGCGGTGCTTCCTGACCCAGAGTTTCCTCTAAGCTAGAAAGGGTGTCTTCAAAGGAAGGGATACCAGTCATTTAGTTTTCACCCAGCTTCTCAAGAAATTCACTGCCTTGTGGAGACATACCAAAGTTCATAGCACTAAACCCTAAGCTTGCGATACTCTTGTAGTTCTGAGCCTTCAAACCAAGGTTAGAGATTTCAGTAGACAATCCACTCTGTTGTGAACCATAGCCTAGTTCTGCACCTAGCTGTGACCTACCTGCACCTACGGCTCCTGAAAGACCTGAGGACTGAGCAACACCTGAAGCTTGAGCAGACGATTGTGCCCTTGCACTAGCAATCATGTTAGACCTAATAGCAGCCCTACGTTGTCTACGTACCTGTAATTCCTGTGCTCTCTGTTGAGCACGAGCCTGCGATTTGGAAGCTTGAGCAGATTTTACTGTGCCTATGATACCAGCTGCTGCACCTGCTGCTACTACACCGCCCACTGCGGAAGCAGCGGTAAGAGTTCCTGCTACGCCCCCCGCAATACTTAGTGCTGTACCGATTGCTGTAAAAATAGCCATTCTATAGCTCCTTCATGTAGTGAGTTTCAGCTTTTGTGTAACCCATTCGTTTATAAACTTTACCAAGGTCTGCAATATTCTCTAGATAAGCCATGCCGATAAACTTAGCACCTTGTTCTTTTGCCCAGTTTTCGTAAAATGCCATAAGCTTGAAACCTGCCTTAGTGTGTCGGTAGTCCTTGCTAACAAACCATGCAATCTCTGAGGCTACTTTCTGAGAAGAAAACAAAGGCTCTGTTACTTGCCCTACTAGGTAACCTGCAATCTCACCGTCTACCTCTGCTACAAAAGTTTCTACTTCTTTCATTGGCAAAGTTTTCAAGAATACTTCCTGTGTTTTCTTAGCATCCCACGTGTAAGGCAGTTGTGACTCTTTGTGGAATTGTTTGAAGAGCATGAGACAATCAAGTAGATCATCTTCTGTAGCTTTTCTGATTTTAGATTCCTGAGTTTTTAGCACCAATTACCTCATAGCCTACTAAGTGGAAGTCTTTACCTGTTGTACTCTCAAACCGTAGCTTCATTGAACGGCCTCTACCTCTAACCTTAGACTTGGTAACCACTGTATTAGTTGGGTAGTGGATAGAGCTAAGATCGTCGGGGTCTACAACTGGTACATCTTTTAGTTTATAGATTTCTCTAGGAGTAGAACCTACCTTGTTTAAGTTCCAAGATACGGACATCTTACAGCTTGAAGGATTGATGAAGTCATAACCTGCACCGTCTGCTACGTAACCTTCCTCAGTTACTCGCATGTAGGTTGTAATGTAAGGAGCATTCTTGAACGTACCCATACTACCCATGAAGTCATAACTAGCTTCAGCAAAGCTACTGTAGTCTGCATCACCCCAGTCAAGGTATGTATCACCAGAAAACCTAGCAACAGTCATCTTGCTATCTACACCACTTCTAACAAGCAACTTAATCTCAGTCTCACCCTGAAGAAAGTCTCTGTAGAGAGTAGCTACAACAGTGTCAGAACCGTTAATGATTGTATCGACACCGTTAATAACCTGTGTCTCTGTAGAGGTAGAACCTAATCCACTAAAGTAAGAAGTACCTACAATGTAATGACCAGCTGCCCCGTCTGCTACTTTCCAAGGGTGGAAGGCTTGAAGGGCTAAGTCTAGTACAAGAATGTTGTTGTACTTGTAGTCAATACTCTCGTTTTTGTCAGGGTAGAACCAGTAGATGCGTTGGTTGATTTGGTCGTACTCAACAAAAGCCTGGGCCTTCTTCTCATTAGGGATTTCATTCCAGAGAGTTTGAATTGTAGAAAGAGATAGGTTGTTAGCAGTAGGTGTGTTTAAACCTTCACCAGCTTGAATTGCGTAGATGCCTGTCTTGGCCCACCAGATAGGTACGCCTCCACCAACTGTGAAAGTGTTCTCGTTAACAATACCTACATCAGAAATCTGAGTGATAGAAAACTCTGTAGCACGAAACACGTTGTCTACACCAGCAACAGACCATACACCGTTCTCAGCAAACACGATAAGTGATGCACCTAGTACGTACAACTTACGAATGTTGTGAGCATCTGGGATACTTACTACACCACCGTCAGTGTCCAACAAGTCAGCAATGATTTCAGATGTGGGATCGTTAACCTGATAGCAGTTACCAATGTCACGAATGTTTTCAGTCAACCTAGAGAAGTAAACCTTGCCACCGTTCTTAGCTGAGTCAATACCAGCATAGAAGATACGTCCAGCATAGGCTGCAACACTACGGAATCTACCTGTCTCTACTTCAGTAGGGATACTATTTGTACGAACCTTGTTAAAGACATCTAGTACATAGTGACCGTGGGAGGCTAGTGATGAACCTGTGTAGATTTCTTGCCAGTCTGCTTTATTAAAAGCACCAGCAGCAGTCTTACCTGAGTACCATGCGTGGGTCAAGGGAGGGTAAGTAGTAGGTGCTCCATACGCTGTTAGAGCAGCAGCACCCTTTGTACCAATCCAGCCTACGTTCTCTGTATCGTACTTTCTCTGGTTAGAGGGAGAAGTTTTGTCTTCAAAGTACTCATCTGTTACTTCAGCAACAGAACCCTGCCACTCAAAGTCTCTCTCCTTAAAAGCAATAGCTGTAGCTGTAATCTTGTTAGGAGAAGCTGCTGCATCATACTCAAGGTAGATTGTGTTAATAGCTGGAGAGGCAACAACGAGAACACCATTCAGGGATGTAACCTGAATACGTTCTTCAGAAGGGGAAAGGTTGTTGCTTGCTGAATAGGTATCAAGGTCTACAGAAGCACTGCTTACTAATTGAGCAGAAAGAGGGTCTAAAGCTTTCTCATAGAAGGTAATGTCTTTACCGTTCTGTACTACAAGAAACTCTAGGTTAGTCTGTCCTGCAACATTGGACCAAGTAGATGTCTGAAACACAGCACCTTCAGGAATGACTGCACCACTTGTAACTGCACCTGTCTCTAAAGTAACAGCCTTACGTCTACGTCTTGTACCATCACGTTCAAGAGCACAGTTAAGTTCATCCACTGAAGCATTTTCAGGGAACGTAAGTTCAGAGGCCTCAGTGATGAGACCCTTGACAAAGGTATTAACCGTTCTCTGAATTAAGCTCTGAGGCATCTAGTTTTTCCTTATCGGCCTTACGAGCCTTAGACCTGTCATTAACTGCTTTACGAGGTGTAGGTTTCTTTAGGGCTAGGTGGGAAGTTACAGCCTTTAAAGCTCCTTCCATTCCTGTCCACTGTCCACTCAACTCACTAGGAACTTGTGCTCCATTTTCGTATTTAACTGAGTAGAACTTAAAACCATCCTGAGGTTTGTAAACTACCAAGGCCTTCTCTGTTTTATCACTATGTACTTTGATCTCTTGACCATCTTCACTTTTGATTATCTTAACGTCTACCATAGTTATTCTTTGGCCTTCCTACGTTCAGTCTGTGCAAATCATTCTGTACGTACACTTTCTGCCGTCTAGCTGTCTGCTCAATCTTAGGATCAGAACCAGTTTTAAACAAGGACATGGCTGTAGACTTTGCTTCTGCTAGGAAGTAAGGAAACATTACATCATCTAAGTCTGGGGTGAAGCTATCTGTAAAGGCGTCAAACGTTGGGTACTTAATACCGTAAGCTCTCGTCTTAGCAGAAGTAAGGATTGCGTCTACAGTAGCCATGTAGGAATCAAGCACTACGTTCTCATCATCAAAGGATGTGTAGTAGCTAGGCATAACGTCATTACGGATAAGCAAGATACTATCTGCCTGTACGTCATCAACCTGCAAGATGTTAGAAGCTAAACTGTCTCGACCATCTGACAAAGCAAAGAACTCATCTGGCTCTAGGTAGATAAGACGTTGGTAGTCTACTCCACCAACAACCTTAGTTACGTTGTAGTCCAGGAACTCAATATTCTTTACACGGGAAGGGAAAGAGAAGTGAGTAGGTCTAACGGAACTAGAAAAAGATGTAAGCTTAATTATCTGGGAGTGTTCAGGAATGTCACGAGTAGCAATCATTGCGAAGTAAGTATTCTCTACTACCGCAGCAATCTGTCCAGCTTCGTTAGAATCTGAAATGCTATTGATCTCCTCCGAATCCATGTCGGACAAGATATTCTGGACCATTTGAAGGAGAGTCATTTTCATGTTATGCACTCATTCCAATAATAGAAGCATAGATGTTAGCATAGTTTACAACTACATTATCTGTATCTGCTTTAGTTTTAATTTCAATGTAGTCATTCTGTACTAGGGAAGTAACAGCCGTTACACTAATGGAACCCCAAGTACCTGTAGCAATACTACGGATTGTTCGTGATCCTACAATCTCAGTACCATTCTTAAACAAAGCCCACTCTACATTCTTTGTTGGGCCTGTAGCCTGAGTAGATGACATTGTTAAATTTATAAGACCTGTAAGACCTGTAGCATCGTCGTATTTAAATCTTAGGTTAGGAGATGTAACAACTGTAAAGCCTGATACAAGAGAAGCACTAATAGAAGGAGATAAGAACTTCTCAGCTATGTCTGTATCTAAGGCGTAAGCATAAGGTGAAGATGAATTAAAGGCTGTAGCAGCTGCTAGGTGTCTATGGATAGGTTGCCATACCCCACTACCAGAACCATTAGCTACGTATGTCTCTCCACTGTTAGCAGCAGATGTACCCTTAGGTTCGTGCAAGGCACTACCAGTAAGGGATGAATGTTCTACGTTAGCCATATTAAGTATCCTTAGCGGGGGGTCTTGTTAAGACTATTATACACACAAGTGAAATAGTTGTCAAGTTAAAAGTGGTAACAGGAGGAGATTTCCCCCCTCCCGTTGTATTTTAGTTTAAGCCATTGGCTTTGTAAGAACAGAAACCATGTTCTCTGGACGGTACAATTTCATACCGTAACGTGCAGTAGTAACGAACTCTGTACGCTGGTAGTCTTTGTTGTACTCTGTGTCCACGTTTGGCATCTGACGCCATGCACCAACAAACGGCGACACAGCTTGGTCAGCTGAGAAGAACAAGTTGTTGATTGCGTTAGCTGGAGCAGCAGAACCACTGATAGTCTCTGAAGATTTTGTTGCAAGGTAGTTAGATGTATAGACATCGAAACCATAGATGTTAGCAACAAAGGACATACCAGAAGCGATACCAGTATTGACGATACCTTCCCAACGTGGGTTGTTAGATACAGATGTCAAAGCTGAGAGGGTATTCATCTCAAATTCAACAGATGGATCAACGATAGCCACGAGGTTACGCTGTGGTACTTTACCAGTCTTCAATGCACGAAGAGCTTTTGCGAAGTCTTCAACTGCAATAACACCACCAGTACCTGAACCAATCATACGGTGAGCAACACCATTGATTGCGTTAGGGTTAGCTGCTGTTTGACCAGTCTGTGCAAGCTTCATGATGTCTGTTTCCAGACGTTCCATCAAAGCACGTTCCTGGAGTGGAACAAACTGAGACATGATCTGATTGGCGTAGTAAACATCCTGCATCGCTTTGTTAGTGATGTAGTTACTGGACTGAAGGTAGTCAGTAATGGTGAATGTGAACTGTGCATCGTCAATCGGTGTGTAAGACACTGCTGTATCTTCAGCATAGTCAGCAATGGTTGCGTCACCCAGCGATGGGATTTTGAATGTGTCACCGTCAGGGAAATCACTCAACCAGTTTACATACTTCATACCTTGCAGTTCGTCACGCAAGATTTCTTTAAGTTCGGCGGACCAAACCTCTGCACGTTTTGCTAGTGCTAGTGTAGCTACTGTGTTACCAGCCATTTTCGTATTCCTTTATTTGTAAAAGTTACTGCCCAGACGGTCGGCATCTGCCATCATTTCCCGTTGGGTAGTTGGTTTATAGTATTGACTAGAGTTTTCTCTACGAAGTCTCTGGTAGTAACCAAAGTCTTTTTCAGAGGATGCTTGCATTGTAGAACCTTCAGTACGAATGCTCCCTTGAATCACTGGAGAACGTCTAGGTGCTGGTTGACCAAGCAACTGCATAAAAGCAGCAGGTGACTTAGCAGCCATACCTTGTAGTTCTGACAACGATAGCCCTAGTTCAGCAGCCTTTTGCTGCACTGTAGCAGCAGCTTCTGTACCGTAAGCTTTTTCAAGTTCCGCCTCTACGACAGCAATGTTATTCTTAGTAACACTTTGTTGCTCTCGTTTCATCAGGGTCTGTTCAACTAGGCTCTCAATGTTAGCTTCACTCGAACTAGGCTGGGTGTTAGCTGTATTCGAAGTGCCACTCATGTTGTTATTAGGATCAAGAAGTTCGGTTGTGGGTTCCGAGGCCATTTCTTCCATCTTAGTTGTAACTCCAAGTTTGTATGTTTGTTTTTCTAGGTCAGCTTTTAGTGAAGCATTCTCTTGTTTCATCTGTTCGATGAACCTGTCAGCTTCTAGCTTTCCCTTTGCTAACGCTTCTACATCGTTGAACTTACGTCCGTCTCCTACAAGATCACCTAGAACGGAAGGGCTGGTTGGCACTTCACTGGTAATTTCTTGTTGACTCTGTGTTACAGGGGTTACCTGTTCCTCAGAAAATACACTCATTGTTAATCCTTGTCTAAGTTGATTAGGTCCAACACAGTGGTCACTGCTCTATTGAACCCGTTACGGTCTGCTTGCTTGTATGCCCACGATGGTGAGTCATAGTCAGCAGCAGGGGTAGTATCCTTCAGCATAGGCTCCAGGATTTCTTTAAGGCGGTCTAGTCCCTCTCTGTTAGAATGGAGGGACTGACTTACTGCCTCTTTTTCTTTCTTAGTCTTGCACTCTTTGAACCAAGCTGCCTTCATTCAAGAGGCTCCTCAGGAGCTTGCTGTGGTGCAGCCTCTAGCTGTTGCATACCCTGGTCTACCATCTCTTCTTGTTCGGCCTCAAACTCTACCTGTGCGTCTGTGACGACCTTCTGAGTTTCAAGCTGTTCAGAGACTGCAATGTTCTCACCAAACAAAGCTGGTTCACCCAGTTCATCTGCTAACAAACGAGCAAACTCTTTACCTGAAAGATGGGAAGCAATGGTGGGGTCTGACGCTTTGATCTGGAACATAGTAGTGAGGTTCTGTACACGTTGAGCACGTTCAGCAAAGTGACGAGCACCCATTGGTACAATCTTACCGTTTGAACGTAGATCATCACGAGTAATCTGTGTGAAGAAGTACAGGCCTGTGTCTTCGTTCAAGACCTTGGCTGTGTCTTCGTAGTCCATGTTACGACGAGCTACTTCAAGCATTGCGTTCAGGATAGGCTCAAGGAACACACGTTCAAAGTGAGCAGTCTTGTGTTGGAAGATACGACCAGCAGCAGTCATAAGCTGGTTAACTTCAAAGGCTGTCTTCTCACCAGCACTACGGATACCCATAGCCTCACGAGGAGCACCAGCCATCATCTCCATCTTAGCTTCTAGGTTCTGAATCTGGAAGTCAGCATTAAGAGCAGTAGCATCTGGTACAAGGTAGCCTACGTCACCTTCATCACCTAGATAGATACGAGCATTAGGGGCAAAGTCAAAGTCTTCTACGTCACCCTTGATCTTAAGAACAGGATAAGCAATCTGGTCAAACACGTCAGCCTTAAGGTTCTCAAGGTGATCAATGCGGTACTGCATACCAACTAGGTTATCTAGTGGACCCATGCTGTACAGGTTGTCTGGACGGTCTCTCCAGCCTGCGTGGAAGATAGGGTCACGTCCGAGGAAGCTAGGGTTCTCTTCGTTAGACAGAACGTAGGAACGGTCTACGATAGTAATGACACGGTTGTTCATAAACTTACCAGTGTCTGTGTCGTAGATGTCTCCGTAGAACGTAAGGATTTCTACGTAGTCTGATTCGTAGTAGTCTGTCAGGCTAGAGAAGCCATCAGCTATAAAACCCTCAGACTTGTTTACATCAATCTCGTTACCCTTAGCTGCACCACGGTTACCTAGCATCTTATTGAAGACGCCTTCCATGTAAGCTTTATCTGGGGAAGTCTCAATCATACGTTGTACTTCACCCAAGGTAAGGATAGAACGAATGATCTTAGGAGTATCAGCAAACTCAGCTGCTACAGGGTTAAAGCAAATATCGTATGGTGAAATACGAACAAGCTTAGGACCAACATAGTTTACAACACGTTCACCATCTTCAAACTCTGTGACTTTACGTTGATAATCTACTGTAGCAAAACAGTTACCATATAAAATGTAATCATTGATAAGCTTGCTAGTCGTGTTAACAAAGTCAGACTGACGTAGCTTGTTCTGCATGTAAGCCTGAATGATGTCACGTTTAATCTTAACGTCACCCTCTTCGTCGGTAGCTTCAAAGCGGAACCAACGTTTCTGAGGGAACAAAGCTGCAAAGTAGTTTGCGTGGAGGTTATCAGAAATCTGTGTTAGCTTTGGAGTAGTCGTAGAGTTAGACCACGGCAACTTGTTGTTGCTCGTAGTACGAGTATCTGTAGCGTACACATAGTTGCGCAACTCTTGCCACTCTTTAATCTTCTCAGAACGAGCATTGTTCCAGGATGTCCAACGGCTAGAAATATCCACAGCTAGAGTGTGCGGATCAATAACGCCTTCAATGTCGAGTGTAGTGCCAGCCATGATGACTCCTAGTCTTAGCTATGTGTTAATAATAACACAGTATAATTTATTTGTCAAGTGCTAAAATGCAACACCACCGAATTTAGGGTGAAATACTACATTATTATCTTGATTTCTCTTTCGGATAGCAGCGGCACTGGGCTTAATAGCTACTTCCACAGCTGCTGCTAGACAATCTTTACAGTCATCGTGTGCTGGGTTGTAGGATACAAGCTCTTCTTCTAGTACTTGACAGTGACCACCACGGTAGTGATACATCTGTAAGTTGTCGTACCTTGGTTCAAGGATAGCTGCGATACGTTCTTCCTTAGAACCTTGGTGACGGTTAGGTCTGTGTTCGTCAACCTTAAGAGCTAGACCATTAGGTTTGATGTAGTTGTCTTTAAGTTCAGATACGATAGCTGACTGAGCAGCAGTACATTCAGCCCGTAGCTTTCTAAAGTCCCAACGATTAAGAAGGTCTAGAATATGTTTGAAGTACTCAGAAATCTTATCTGTTTTAAAACGATCAATGTCTAAGACGTAGACGTTGTTCTCATAGTCTACACCAATCACAACAATAGCTGTGTAGTCAGCCCTCTTGCTAACACTGTACGCAAAGTCAACAGCTGCACTGACGTTTAGTTTACGTCCCTTGTACTGCCACTGACCGTTATCTCTATCTAGATGCTTACGATCATAGTACTGAAACTTCTCATAGGCGATAGGTTGTGTGTCAGGATCAGTTGGATCATTGTAGTACTGAGCACGAAACTGTACTCTGTCTAGGTACTGTCCACGTTTCTTAGCTAAGATTTTAATGTTAAAGCCAAAGAACTTACCGTCCTTACGAGTTTGACGAGGCCAAAGGAAATCTCCTGTACCGTCTCCTCCGTCTTCTACTGCTCGTTCCATTACCTCGTAGATGTTTTCCTTACCTACAAGTTCACCCTTGTCTGAGTACAAATCTTCTTCCATACCCATCAAGTCTGAGTACAAGTCTTTAGGATGGTAACGTGTACCTACAACCCATTCCTGTGCTTCACTGCCTTCAATAGAAGATAGAAGAGAGTACTGAGACTTAACCTTGTTTCTACCTTCGTTGGTATAAGCATTCTCGAATACAACGACATCATCAAGGACTGCAATGTCACAGTGCATACCAGTAAGAGATGTAGTCAAACCACCAGTAAAGATAGAAGGGTCTCGAACTGCTTCCTTTTTACGGTCAGGGTGATCAAGAGCAATCTCAGATGTAGTCCACTTCTCTCGTTTACTCTCATCTTTATTCAAGTGTTGAGGCCAGTACTTCTGGTGGATGTCTGACTCAAAGATGTTTTTGATAAACGATAGCTGCTTCTGGGCTAGGTTTGAAGTAGCTGAGATGTAAAGCACACGAAGGGTAGGGTTCTTAGTTAACTCCCAGGCAACCCTGTAGGCAACCATAGCTGACTTGCCATGATCTCGTGGAAAGAGAAGAAGCTGGTGTGTCTTAGCTTCCTGCCTTGTCCACCACTTACAGACATCCTCGTGACAGTTACCCAGTACACGTTGAGGTGCTACAAGCTTGATAAACGTAATAAGACTACGTTCCGCAGCTTCTTTAATTTCTTCTACTGTCGCCATCAGGTTTTATTAAACCATCGTCAGGCCAGCAGGTTGTACCGCCGCCAGTTCCGCTGGAGTTGTAGCTGCATCAATGTCAGCGTGAGTTGGTGCATCACGCAGGGCTTGCTTGTCAGCAGTGATCTGTGTGGTGTCAGCACCTGTCTCCAAGGCTTTCATAAACGCAGTGTCGAGTGCAGCCAGTGGTTCTGTACGGGCCTGACGAATCTTGTCACGCCAGATTTCCTTGGCTGCGGTCATGTCTACAGAGATAACCCCTGCATTGGCATCGGCTTCCCAAGCACCACGGAAAGTCCGTTCGGCTGGTAGTGTGTAGTCTGCGGCGTCATAGGATGTTGCGCCGATCTTGATGAAAGTCTGTGTCATTTTATTTCTCCGTTCGTTTTTTGTAATTGCTCATTATCTCACCACTACAACTTGAGTTAGGGATGAATCTCTATAAGTACTACCGTCCGCCAAAATCATACGGCAACTTGAAGTGGCAATACTATAAAAGTGAACGTCTGTGTTTTGAGAACTCGACCCACTGTGGTCACTTGGTTTACCGTTTCCGACAGGGGCGTTATTGGAGGTTAATGCTACTGAATAGTTAACACCGTAGTGGCCTGTACCGTAGTCAGTAATACTACTAACGTTCCCATCAGCACGAATAGCGACAGTCCCACTGCCGTTGAAGTTTACCCAAGCCTTAGCCGTAAAGTTACCAGCAGGGATAGGGCTGGCAGTATCGAAGTTGTCGTCACCTCTAAGTATAGTAGTCATGTAAGCCTCCAATGTTAATGAAAATCTGTGTCATTGGGTTTCTCCGTAGTTTACGTTGGGATGCAGGTAATCATGGCGTATTGGACATCAATTCGGGCTGAGGAGCTGGACGTACAGATGAAATTGACTTGTGTGGTTGTGTACACTGTCCCGCCATAAGATGTACCAGCCCCAAGAGAACACCAACGAAGACCTGAACCTGAGTTTGATGGTCCAGCGCCAGCGGCAGTTGTCGAAGTGTAAGCTACGCTTGAAAAGGCAGACGAAAAACTAGCAGTTGTTATGCCTGTACCTGTGTCTGTAATCGAAGATACACCTACGCTACCTACAACGTTCTGCGTAGATAGCTGGTTCACTTGGCATGTTACTTGGGGCAACGGCTTAATAACACCTGCACTACTTTGTACTGTGTCTACTTTAATTGTACTCATGCTGCGATCCTCCAAGCATTACGAAACGACCTGTCAGAGGGTACGTCTTCTGTTTTGACAATCTTGAACATCGGTCGGTTGTATTCCTGTGACCAGATGTGACGAGGGATGTCTTTCATTACGAGATACTCAATGGCCTCTTCCTCTGTGAGAGGGCCAATACGAGGTGCAGTCCACTGTGCTGCATGTTTCTCTGGGTCATGTTTGAACTTGTCGTGACGACCCTCTACGATGGCTAGTTTCTCATCGTCCTGCAAAGCCCAGTAAACTGAGATAGGTGGCAGCAGCCCAGCCTTGGCTTCTTCAAGCCAGTTGTCACTAGGGACAAGCACCATTGCGGGTTGCTCTGGTTGCTCTGGGTCTTCAAAGATTACTCTGTAATTGCTCATGCCATGACTACCACAGACATGTCGGAAGCATCATACTGCGGACCTGAAGCACTACCATTGACTTTTGCAGTGGTTATGCCAACGCTACCAGTTGATTTTGCAACGTCATCGTCTCTACACAAAAGACCAAGATAAGCCACATTATAGGCGTTGTTTGCCCCCCCTGTGACTGACTGATTTGATGTGGGTGTAGTGTTTGATAAGTTGGCCGTGTAGAAGCCTACGCCTCTGTCCGTAATACTACTCACATTTCCGTCAGCAAGAATAGACACTGTGCCTATGCCATTGAAGTTGGCCCAAGCCTTAGCCGTGAAGTACGTAGCACCACCAGACGTAGCTTCTTCTAATGTGTTTACTTTGAGAGTACTCATGTTAAACCACCGTCCATGTTTCGCCAGCACCAACCGTAACGGTGACACCACTATCAATGGTGATAGGGCCAGCACTCATTGCGTTCTTGCCGTTTGTAACTGTGTAGTTTGTCGTTACGTTTTGACCGTTCTCGTAGAAGATTTCATCGTTACCACCACCGCCTGCACCCGCTGCAATACCAGTCAGAGCAGAGCCATCACCTGCATAAGACGTGGCTGTCACGGCGTTAAACGTGGGGCTGTCATTATTTTGCACGGCACTGTCAGCAAGTGTACCCTGTGCTGCTGTAGCATAATCTGTAGCTGCTGTAGCTGCGGCAGTACCAAGAGTAGGCAAACCTGTTAGGTCGCTGTAGCCACCAGTAGAAGCTACTGTAGCAAGGCCAAGGTTAGTACGAGCAGTAGTAGTATTAGTTAAGTCAGATAGGTTGCTAGTTGCAAGCAAAGCACCTGACAGAGAAGCATAGGCTGCTACCCAAGACGATCCTTCATATACTTTCATCACATCATCAGTAGTGTTGTAGTACAAAGCACCAGCAACTAAGGCATTACCATCGTTATCTAGGGTTGGGTCACTTGCCTTTGCCCCTAAGTACCGATCATCAAAACTATCAAGTGCTGCAAGGGCTGCATCCTTAGCTGCTTCTGCCGCAACCTTAGCAGCTTCTACATCTGAGAGGTAGTCCGTACCATTGATCAGTAAACCAGCTGCACCAATAATGTTATTACCATTAAGGTCTAGGTCTGCTTCCATAGCATTAGGAAGACTACCATCCAGGGACAGAGTATTATCAAAACCATCACGTAATGCTTCGAAGTTAGCATTCAGGGTCTCAGTTGAGTTAAACCCTGAAGCTAGTGTAGTTACTGTAGGTTTCTTTGTCATGTTTACAACCAGACACGCTTAGGTGCATCAGGTGTAACACCGTGTGATACATCAAGAGCCTCGACAGCACCACGGCAAACACTGCTAGATAGGCGGATGTTTACATGCCAACCGTCTAATGCTTGCATCTCAGGATACTCCATACCATCGTCATCTGTGATGGTAACGCCTGTAGGCTCCTGTAAGACCCCTACAACGTCGATAGAGTAGTCTGCTGTACCACTGACCAAGTAAGGCTCACCCTCTATCTGTGTGCTCTCTACGCCAGTCTCAGGGTCTACGATAGTGCTGTAGTCCTGTTCATAGAAATCAGAGAGGACTGATGGCATGTCAGCCTCAGCATCTAGCTTGAGGTAGAAGTCGTTCTTTGGAGCTACTACACCATCTTCAAGGATTAGTTCGTCGGTCATGTTGTTAGCTCCTGTAGCTGTGTATTGGTTAGTCGGCGTGGGTAGTATTGTATGGACTTGATGTGGCCTGACATGGGGAAACTCGCTCCCCGCAAATACACCCCAAGTCTAAGTAGATCGACTGTAGGTAAAGAGGCTGCTGTATCAGTAGCAACTGCGCCACCATTTAAGACAGCGGCGAAATCATCTTTAGCATAAACAGTGGCTACTTTTGAAACCTGACTAGCCGTAGCATACGCATCAAAGTTTAAGTTTGCTTGGACTGCGCCGACAGTTACAGCCTGATATGATATCCTATTAGCGGGGTAGACTATTGTGGTTATCCCATTTTCAGTCCCAGCGCCATCTAGATCTAGAGTAAAGACGGTACTGCCGTTAAGTTTTGCACTATCAAACTCGCACACCACAGTACCCTTATCGTTGTTATAACCAAAGGCACTCGTTGGGATTTCGGCTATGTCTCTAGCACGAGTAGCTGCGGCACCTGTTGTCGGGATGTAGGACGTAGGGAAAGCGCCAGCCTCTATTTGGAAACCATAAACCAATAAGTCAACGTTTCCCTGAGATGCGCCGTTTAGTATACCACTGAATTGGTTCACAGTTGAAGGCGAAGTAAAGGTGTGGCTATACCTCACCCACTCACTTGTTGCTGTAAAATCACCTGAAAGATTAGAATTTAAGCCATAAAGCCTAAACGTGTCTTCACCCGCCCCGTTCGACTTGACCCAAGCAGAGACAGTGTAATCCCCCGCCACATAAGGGGTGTTTTGGTAGAGTATAGCGTTACCAGTTCCAGCCCAACGATACGCATCAGCTAGACCGCTAGGGGATGTCCCAGCGGAAGCCGTAACTGTGGAGCTCATTAAAGCCCACGGTGACACAAACTGGTTGCTCTTTAAGTATAGGTTAGTCCGAGCTTCCTCAATCAGTAAGCCTTTGACTGCACCAGTAGCATCGTACTCAATGCGAGGTACGTTGTTTGCAGCAGTCTGGAGTAAACCATTGCTACCAAGGAATGTAGCTGAGGATGCACGGGAGAACGTAATGAGATCAGTTGCACTGTCGTATGTTTTAGTACCCATAATCATTCACTCCAATCTAGTACGGTAAAGCTGGTTTCACTGCCATCGAAGGTCAGGCTCAGAGATGGTTCAGTTGATGGTAGAGTTGCTTCCGTAATACCTACGTCACCTAAGTCATCAGACCACATACGGAACTGTCCGATTGTACCCATTAAGATGCTACCAAGGATTAAGTCAGTAGCTGACAAGTCAGGGAGAATCGTAGGGGTTGTGTTGGCTGTCAGGAGTGTACCCTCGTGCGCACCGTTGATGAACGTAGGGCCATTGCGTACTGCAAGGTTGAACGGTACGTCGGTGTTAGGGGAGTAGTCAGTGTTTGTTCCAACAACAAAGTCATAACCAGAAGTTGACTGCCTCTGGCTAAAGCCCACTTGCCCCGCTCTTCCTGTAAGTGTTGAGAGGCTAGACGCAATGTAGTTAGTTGAGTTTAGCAGCCAACGGTAATATTGAACTTCACCTGTGATTCCATTATCAGCATACGTCATCTTGCCATCCATCTGGATAGACATGTTAGTGCTGTTATACGGCAGGTTAGCCGCAGGGACTGTTAGTGTCTCAGCAGCCCGTGTGACTGTAGTTGTTGTTGGGATGTAGCTTGATGGGGTTGAGCCCAGTTCAAACTGTGAACCAGCGATTAGGATAACATCTGCTGCGCTGCAATTCAGAACATCATCACCGTTGGGCATCTCAGCTACAAAACCACCAGAGGTAGAGGTTGCATTGCGGGAAGCCCAGCATAGCCACCAGCCATCGCCGTAGTCTACCATTCCGTGGTCTATGATAAGGGTGTCTTTAGAACCAACTACACCGTTCTGTAAGTCAAAGTAAGCCCGTTGGCCAGTATTTACTGTGTCGTAAGGTCTAATTACGAACCAACCAGAACCAGCAGAATACTTAACCAAGGACCACCCAACGTAGGTTGAACCTGATGTAAGGGGTTTACCGATTTGGTATCTTTGTGCTGTACCTAGATTGGAATTGTTTTGCGTTGGTGAAATCGTCTGATAAGTACCGAAGGGTGAACCTGCGGTTACTGTACCCAAGGTCATCGTACCAGTCCAACCAGCACCAGTTAAATCACCAGAGTTAGTCACAAGGTTAGTCCGAGCTTCACTCTCGTGGAGGATGCCTTCGTTAACCCAAGCAGAGCCATTGTAGATGTGATGACCACGACGAGAAAGGTAGAGATTAGTAGTTGTCGTTGGAACGTAGCTGCTACTAGTGTCAGGGTTGTTCACCATTCCACCGAGGTCATTGCGGTTAAGCTGTGAACCAGCTATTAAGATAACATCTCCTGAGTTACCATCTGTTGCACCATCAGCAGTAGTCACCCCAAGGTTAATTCCACCAGAGGTAGAGGCAGTAACTTTAGATACCCAACATAACCACCAGCCATCACCGTAATCTATCATTCCGTGGTCTATGAGAGTAGTGTCTTTAGAACCAACGACGCCATTTTGTAAGTCAAACCAACCACGATTGTTGTTACTACCTGTGTCGTACAAGCTGACGCTAAACCAACCATTACCCGCAGAATACTTGGCTAACGACCAAGCAACATAAGTAACCCCTGACGTTAGGGGTTTGCCTATTTGGTAGGATTGGGCCTCAGTTGAGCTTGTTGAGGTAGGAGAGGCACTTTGATAAGAACCGAAAGGTGAACCCGTAGCAGTCGAAGTCACGCCAATTTGTTGAACCCAACCGCCAGTAGTCACATCACCAGAGTTTTTCAACAAGTTATGCGGACGCCACTTGAGTACTGGGGATTCACGGACGGATACGTTGTCGAAAGCTGACACGTTACCCACACTCCCAAATGTTATAGCGGAAATGTAAGACGTTGTTGCTGTTGCCGTAAAGAAAAGACCTAACGGCGCATCAGTGGTAGTATAGTTTATGGTACCACTCTGAATCGTAGTGCCAAAATTATTTGTAAGGTAAAGTGATGCCGCTTTTCCAGCTGTACCAGATATGACTCGCCCAACACCGCTGACCTCATACCGCCTTCCGACGACAGTGGGGATAGCTGTTACAACTCTGCCATTGCTTGAGACATTAGTAACTTGCATTTCACCACTAACAGCGGCAGAGGTTGCAGCGGAGGCACCAGACGCCCAACCAGCAGTATCAGTACCAAACTTACCATTAGTAACCACCTCAGGGCCGTAGCCGTCTGTCATGGTTGCATTAGTGGAAGCTGCGTGAGTAATTGATGCAGGGAACGTAGATGCAGTTGCACTCTTACGGAAGTAGTTACCTTTGAAGTCAAACACCAAAGCAGGATCAAAACCATTGACTGCATATGCTGAGATCAAAGAGAACACTGAAGTACCATTACGTAAGTCTCTCATAGCAGCATAGTAGCTACCGTACTTAAACGTGAGGTAGGCATGGATACGATCATTCAAGGAACCAGTGTAACCTAAGTCACCCATAGCCTTAAAGTGCATATCGTTAATGGAACCAGTATAACCTTGGCTCCTAAAATACTGTACGTCTTCATCCACTGTTGGAAAGAAAAGCATTAGTCTGTTATCCTTTATAAAAAGAAAGTACTAAACAAGAGAAAGGTTACAGTGTGCTTTAAGGATAGCTTCACACAAACTGTAACGGAGTCAACTTGCTTTCTTAGTTCATTAAACCAATTCTATTGGCATCGTCTTCTGTATCAGCTTTATCCATAGCTGCTTGCTTCAAGGCACCATTAAGTTCATCCTTAGATGGTCTGCCTCTCTTCTTATCGTTACCCTCTAAGTAACCTGCATCAGCTAAGTACTTCTGAGCATTGTAACTAGCCTTACCCTCATTCAGATCATTGATCATACCCTTAACAGTACGAGCCTTTAGTTTAAGAACTAACTCTTTCTGCATCTGAAGATGATGGTGTTTAAACCAGGAAAGGTTACACAAGTTCTCCCAAACGGAGAAGTCATCAAACACAGCAATAGCAAATTCATACTCAGTTGGGTCTTCCATACTAAGATAAATCTTATGCAGTGATAGGTAAGTCTTATCCTTTACTACATGATCTTTCTTCTTCAAAGAGTACAGAGTAAGTTCATTACGAGTATCTGGAAGGGTGGTTTCATAGAACCAAGTCTTACTATGTTTCTTAGCCATGTAACCTACCTGTGTTAAGAAAGAGAGAGAGAGAATATAAGAGTGACTAGTTACTCTCTTAATCCTTATTAGTCTTACTTACCCTTAACTGTATATATGGGCGGGGGCAGTATTAAGACTATTATACACGTACTCTTTTAAGTTGTCAACCCTTAATTTCAATATAATGAAACTTTCTTATGCACATGTGTGGTATTAGGAACTGTCTAAGATTTCTATTAGTAAATGTTTTGGTGTGATGTACATACAAGCGGCTACCCCCTAACCCCCCTTGCACCCCCTAAGTCTCATGCC